CAGCAATCGAGGCTGCTTACAGCCAGAAAGCAGCCATGCTGCTGTTCGATGGGAACGATTTCCTGGATGTGGACAAGGCGATTTTCTATAACTCCTACGGGGTGCCAAGCCGCGACCTTACCGTATTCGGTATGAAGCTGCGCATCACCGCGCCGACTGCCGGCGGATCAGTCACCAACTATGGGCGCGGCGCGGATGTCGGTAATGGTCCGACCATCGAGCGTACCGGTAAGCTGACCATCGTCAACCCAATTGTGGACGGTAACTTTATACCGGGTGAAAACGGTTACGGATTGGCGCGTGTTGAGGATGTTGCGATTATCAACCCGGTAGCAATCAACTGCGTCCGGGATTACGTAGGCACCCGCGAGGGTGGGCGAGCCGTGACAACCCACGGGCGCTGCTTGGGGGTCCACATCAGTGGCCTCCGTGCGTACCGCTGCTCCGACGCGATCCACCATGCCCCGGCTCCTGACTACACGTCTTCCGCGGTTAAGATCACCACGATCACTGGGATTACGCGGGGAACCACTACGACGATTGGCGTGATGAATAACACCTTCGTTGCCGGGGATGTGGTCTACACCTACGGTATCGGCGGTACTACGCAGATGAACCCCACATACGGGTTCTCCCCTGTGTTCACGGTTCTGTCTGTGTCTGGCGACAACGTTACCATTGACTTGGACTCGACCGGATTCACTGACTACACGAGCGGCGGCACGATTCTGCTGGCTGACCTCACGGACGGTGGTAGGTCTCCGGGGGTCTTCTATTCTGGCGTTTACGCCGAGGATTGTGAGTACTCTCTAGTCAACATCGAGACAGCGAACTACCCGCGCACGCTAAATCCGATGCCTACGTTGTTCATCAACGGCATTACTGCCAAGAACTGCGGGACCACGCTTACCCGTGGTTTGATCTCCGGAAGCCAAGCCGCCGTGCAAATCAGTGGTCTCGCGGTGTACAACGACGCGGCACACCCGATCCAATCCATCGTTCGAGGGTCCTTCCAATTCTCAAAGATTGAGGGCGTGTACGACGTGCACACCATGCAGTACGCGGTGGATGCGGACCCTACGTCGGAGAACCCAGCAGGGACGGGGATTGACGCAGGCATCGGTACCCACCCATTCGGCACCTCCTGCGACAACCAGTTTGACCTGAACGTGCTGTACCGTGGCAATCAAGCGTCCATCAGTTCGCTGATCCATGCCACTGACATCAGCGGTTCCGTGGACCGCTTCTACCGGAACAAGGTGAAGATCACCATGTCTGGGCAGCGTGACGGAACGAACTTCACCAGACCGCTTGCAAACATCGCACTGCATCCATCTAACGAATTCCACATCATCGATCGTTGGAGTTCTCGTGAATACATCGGCGCAATTACGTCAGCCTCGGCAGCTTTGCCCACTGCGAACAACACACGGTACTTCGCGGGCAGTACGGTCACACAGGACTTCGCCAAGATTCAAGAGAACGCCAGCCGCAATGCCTCTGTAGTTGTGCTGGATTCCTCTGGTGCTGTATCCGGTCAACTGCGTTTCCAAGCATCCAACAACCGTTGGTATTTTGGTATGGGCGGTTCAGACTATTGGCAGTTGACCACTACAGGCGTTACAGCGAACCAGGACAACGCTGCTGATATTGGGTCTGCCGGTTTGCGGATTCGCAATGGCTACTTTGCCAATGCACCTACAGTAACTTCTGATGAAAACCTGAAGCAAGACTGGCGGAAAATTAAGGAAGCTGAAAAGCTGGCAGCACTGGAGATAAAGGAAACCATTCGGGCATATAGGTTCACTGATGCCGTCAATGCCAAAGGCGAAGATGCCCGTTGGCATTTTGGCGTAGGCGCTCAGACCGTTGGAGACATCCTGCGCAAACATGGCCTGGATCCCGCCAAGTACGCATTTTGGTGCTATGACGAGTGGGATGCCCAATCTGCAATTGTTGATGAAGATGGGACAGTTATAACCCCAGCAGTCGAAGCAGGATCCCGCTACGGCATTCGCTACGACGGGTTGATAATGTTCATACTCGCAGCAACCTGATGCAGAGTCCTGTCCGCATGTCGTGACGCCACAATCGCTCCAACTAGGAGTGATTGATGGCAATCCTTACCAACTCTGGCCGTATCGCCATGGCGATGTCGGTCAAATCCCAGCCGATCCACATGGCGTGGGGTTCCGGCGACGCGGCCTGGGACACCACGCCTACGCCTGAGTCGATTGACTCCACTGCGCTGCTCAACGAGATCGGCCGCCGCACTGCTACCTACGTGCAGTATTGCGTGCCCGATGAAGCCGGCGAGATCATCGTTCCAACTGGCCGCTTCCGTGAATCCCTGACGCCGTCGAAGCACCTCTACATGCGCTTCGCGTTCGACTTCACCGACGCACCGTCCTCCGTAATCCGCGAGCTGGCCGTCTTCGTGGGCACGCTGGTTGCTGGCGGTCTTCCGCCTGGCCAGATGTATTTCGAGCCAGGTCAAGTCACGAACCCCGGCACGCTGCTGGTCATCGAGCACATCGAGAAGTTCCAACGCAGCGCGTCGGTGCGCCAGACGTTCGAGTTCGTCGTCACGTTCTGATTTTTTGAAGGCATCACATGATCACTGGTCACTACGATCGCTTCGATCCCACCAAGGAATACGAAAGCCACCTGTTCCGGGCTGGCTACGTTCTCCAGTCCGCCGAGCTGAATGAGATTCAGTCGGCGATGTCGTACCGCATGAAAAGCATCGGCGACGCGCTGTTCAAAGACGGCGACGTCGTGCGCGATGCTCAGGTCATCGTCAATGCCGAGACTGGCATCGCACGCTGCGAGTCTGGCGCGATCTACCTGCAGGGCGCCGTGCGCGGCGTGCCGCCTGCGACGCTTACCGTCCCCACCACGGGAGTGGTGGCGGTTGGCATCTACCTGCGCACCACGGCGGTCACTGAGCTCGAAGACCCCGATCTGCGTGACCCTGCCAGCCTGACGCGCAACTACCAGGAACCCGGCGCCGGCCGCAAGAAGGTTTCGGCGGCCTGGGGCTACAGCGGCGACAGCCAGTTCGGCGACTTCTATCCCGTCTACACGATCGAGGATGGCAGCCTGCGAGCCAAGGAGGCACCGCCCAGCCTGGACAGCTTCAACCAGGCCCTGGCGCGCTACGACCGCGATTCCGCGGGCGGCACCTACGTGGTGTCTGGCCTGGGCGTACAGCGCATGGACGACCTGGTGACCGGTGAACAGGTCTTCACGGTGTCCGAGGGTCGGGCCCGTGTGAACGGTTTCGGCGTCGAGCTGACCACGTCGCGCCGCCTGGTCTATCCGGCTGCGCCTGACCTGCGCCTGATCAGCACCGAGCCGCATGTGAGCGCCACAGCAGCCGCGCAGCGCATCAATGTGGATCGCACGCCGATCAACAACATCGTCGAAGTCACCATCACGGCTGAAAAGACCGAAACGCTGACCCACGGCGGTTTTGTCGGTGCGCAAGACCCACTGCCCGATACGTCGGTTCTCCAGATCCTGGAAGTGAAGCAGGGCGGCACGACCTATGTGCAGGGCGTCGATTACAAGCTGACCGCCGGCCGCGTCGACTGGAGCCTCGCTGGCGCCGAGCCTGCGCCTGGTTCGACCTATACCGTGCGATACCAGTACCTGACGCCGGTGACGCCGACCGCGGTGGATGACACCGGCTTCACGGTGATGGGCGCTGTCGTGGGCACCCTGGTGCTGGTGACCTATAACCAGAAGCTGCCCCGCATGGACCGCCTGGTGATGACCTCCGAGGGTGGTTTCACATGGCTCAAGGGTGTGGCGGCCGACTTCAACCCGCAAGCCCCGACTGTCACGCCGGAGCTGCTGCTGCTGGCCACCGTCTACCAGGCCTGGGGCACTGGCACCTATGTTGTCAATGACAGCGTCCGCGTCGTGCCCATGACCGATCTGGCGGCGATCAACGGCCGCATCGACTACATGCTCGGGCTGATCGCCCAGCAGCGCCTGGAAGGCAGTGCGAACCTCAAGGAGGCCGGCCAGAAGAAGGGGTTGTTTGTCGAGCCCTTCCTGGACGACACGCTGCGCGATGCCGGTACGACCCAGACTGGAGCCATCGTGGCCGGTGAGCTGACGCTGCCGGTGGCATTGGACAGCGTGAAGCAGATGTCAGCTGACGTGACCGGCGAGACCTCACTGGCGTTCAACCTGGGTCTGGCGCTGCAGCAGCTGGCGCGCACTGGCGCGATGAAGATCAACCCCTACATGGCGTTCGATCCCATCCCGGCTGCGGTGAAGCTGACCCCGGCAATCGATCGCTGGACGGAAACCATCACCAACTGGGCCAGCTCGGTGACGCAAAAGTTCGTCGTCGATAACCGGATCATGGATGCCTATCACATCCAGATTTATGGCAGCGGCTTCGATCGCTTCCCGTCGTCGACGGCGGCAGGTCAGTCCACGCAGTTGGTGTCCCAGTCTGCGGCAATGATCGAGAACCTGCGTCAGATCCAGGTTCAATTCGAGATTTCTGGTTTCGGCCCCGGTGAGCTGCTGACCAGCGTCACATTCGACGGCATCGCCGTAACCCCAGCAGCCCTCTAAGGAGAGAACATGGCAATTTCGGCAAACGCGCAGGGTGTTGTCACCGGCAAGTTCACAATCCCCGCTGGCGTACCGGCTGGCAACAAGCTGGTTCGCTTCCAGGGCGCCGGTGGCTCGCGTGGCCAGGCGGCCTTTATCGGGCAGGGCACGCGCATCACCGAGGTGCGCCGAACGGTGAATACCGTCACGCAGACCTTCTACGATCCGCTGGCGCAGACCTTCACCCTGGCCGAGTCTGTGCAGATTGCTTCCGTGGATCTGTGGTTCGAGACCATCGGCACCTCGCCGATCGTGCTGCAGATCCGCGAGACCGCCAACGGCGTGCCAACCTCTGCCATCCTGGCCGAGACGCGCATTGCCCCGTCGAGCGCGAACACCACTGCTCACACGCGCTTCAACTTCCCAGCCCCCGTGGCGCTGTCTGCGAACACGGAATATGCGTTGGTGGCGCTGTGCGACGACGCTGTCAGCGGCTTGCGTATGGCCGAGCTGGGCAAGTGGGATTCCGCAAACTCGCAGTGGGTCACGAGCCAGCCGTACCAGATTGGTGTGCTGCTCTCCAGCTCCAACGCTTCCACCTGGACGGCGCACCAGGACCGCGACCTCACGTTCCGCCTCCATCGCGCGGTGTACTCCGAGGTGAGCAAGACCGTCGCGCTGGGCTCTGTGGCTGTTGCAGACGCTACCGACCTGATCCTGCTCGCACAGGACGAGATGCCGAGTTCGGACACCTACATCAACTACATCCTGGGCCTGCCGGACGGTACTAACCTGACGGTGGCCAACGGCCAGCAGGTGCGCTTGGCGCAAGCCATCACCGGCAACGTGAGCGTGTCGGCCCGGCTGCATGGCTCAGCCAACGCATCGCCCATTCTGTTCCCCGGCACGCAGCTGGTGGTGGGCAAGGTGGGCACCAGCGGTGACTACGTGTCGCGCGCTATCCCTGGCGGCAGCAACGTGCGCGTGAAGGTCATCTTCGACGCCGTCATTCCGGGCGGCGCGGCCGTGAACGTGTTCTACAAGGGCGCCGACCCTGGCGACACGTGGACGGCGATTCCGTTTGTCGGCTCCACGCCTGGCGACAATGGCTTCTACGAGATCACGCACCAGATCACGGGCGTCACCGAGAACCAAGTCTCCATCAAGCTGGAGCTGACCGGCACCACGGCCGCGCGTCCGCGTGTGAAGAACCTGCGCTTCATGACCATCTAACCCGGGAGGTGCCGTGATTGATGAAACGACCGAGAATCTCGGTTTTCAGCTCCCGCATCAGTCCAACAGCCTGGAGGACGATGTTCTGCGGCTGCGCGACGCGATCCAATCGATCGACGGCGCGCTAAAGACGATCCAAGACCGGCTGGCCACCAAGGGCGTGGCCGGCGGATATGCCTCTCTCGATGGCGCCGGCAAGATGCTTGCCGAGCAGCTGCCGGGCCATCAGCACCAGATGGTGGACTTGTCCGATCTGGCGGCCTGGTACGCGACCAATGTGACCGATCCGCTGGCCCTGCGCGAGCTTCTGGCAAACAAGGGCGCGCCCAACGGCTATGCGCCGCTTGATGCTCAGGGCCGTGTGCCGATGGCGCACGTGCCTGAAGCCTTGGTCGGTTCGGTCGTCTATGTCGGCGGCTGGAATGCCACGACCAACACACCAGCCATTCCGCCCGCCACGTCCGAAAACAAGGGCCGGTATTACATCGTCACGGTCGGCGGCACGACCGACATCGACGGTATCGCAGACTGGGCGCAGGGCGACTGGATCATCTCAAACGGCGTCACATGGGATCGTATCGCTAACAGCGAGGTGTTCGACGCCACGGCGATCCAGACTGGCGTCTTTGACGAGGCGCGTATTCCCGCGCTGCCTATCTCCAAGGTCACCGACCTGGGAACCCAGCTGGCAGGCAAACAGGCTTCGCTTGGATTCACGCCGGTGCAGCAGGGCGGAGGTGCCGGCCAGGGCGCTAACAAAATCCATATCGGATGGGGCGCAAGCGGCCTGAAAGCGCAGATCGATGCTTTGGACTACGGCACGCTCTGGAGCAGCTACAACTTCAACCCGGGCGCATACATGCCACTGGGCGGGGGCACCTTCTCGGGCAATTTCACGATCCAGAACACCGCTCCTCAGATCAATTTCTACGATGTGGACTGGGGTTGGCGCTATATCCACTGCAACGGTGGCCTGATCGGCTTCTTGAATAACGGCAGTGGCTGGGCCTGCTACTCGGACAACGACGGCAACTTCGTGGCCTCTGGCAACGTCGGGGCGTACTCCGATCGCAAGCACAAGAAGCAAATCCGCAAGATCAAGGGCGGCCTGGCGCTGGTCGAGAGCCTGCGCGGCGTGCGCTACGTCGATAAGCGCACTGGAGCTGATCGTATCGGCGTGATTGCGCAGGAGGTGCAGAAGCACCTGCCCGAGGTGGTCGGCAAGGGAGTTGATGGCCTGCACGTCGACTACGGCAACCTGGTTGCTCCGTTGATCGAGGCTGTGAAGGAACTGAGCGGCCGCGTGCGCAAGCTGGAGGCGCGCTGATGGCACTCCAAGGAGGTGGAACCATCTGGCTGTCCCAGCTCCGTGATGAGTTCGGGAACTGGGGGCCGCCGGTGTGGCTGTCCCACTACTACCGTGGCGCCCTGACAACGGGCAACAATCTCGGCGTCCCCACGGGCGGCTGGATCAGCCTGGGGCACTTCTTTGGTACCCAGCGATCAGTGGCCGGCTCCTGGAGTCGGACGTCGCCTGGAACCTACACTTTCACCGTGCCGGTGCACAGCACACTTCGCATTGACGTGCGCGGCGCTGGCGGCGGTGGTGGCGGCTCCACTTATGACGCGGGCGCGGCCGGCCAGAACGGCACGGCCGGCGGTGCGGCGACGGTTTCTGGCACTGGGCTGCGCGGCAACGGTGGCAGCGCAGGCCAGGGCTCGTACTACAACAAGCCCGGCAAGGCCACGAACGGCTCGGCGTCCGGCGGCAACACGCTGAACAGCAGCGGCGGCGGCGCTGACGGCGGCGTTGGTGGCACCTATGGCGCTACCAAGGGCGGCGACGGTGGTGATGGCGGCCGCGCGGTGAGTGACTGGGGCGCCGGGTCGATTGG